TAGTTCCCATAACTTCATCAAAGGACTTTTCTTTTATATCATAAAAGTCCACGTTCCTTACTAACACGTCATCGGTGGGTATGTCTAAGCTCTCGTAAACAGCGTTGGTTTTAGTTTCTTCTAGAGTCACACGTTTCTCCAGGCGTTCAAATTGTCCTTGGTTTGCTTTCATTATTGCTTGCTCAGGGCTAGTAGCCTTGACTGGAAAAAAGTCCACTTGCATAATAGTAAAAGGGACATAATAAGTATTAAGTTCTGTGTTATCGTGTACGAGAGTAAGTTTTGGTTTTGACATGTTATTTCCTTATAAAAAAAGCGTGGGGCTATGATAGATCTACTAACAACCACCCCACTAAGTTAAACTGCGTTTTATGGCGACTTGAGTTTCACACTTAGCACTTATGGGTTCTTCACCTCTTACAAAGTAGCGTTTTCCTTCTTGGCGTCTTTCGGCTTACGCTTAACCTAGTTTTATTAAAGCCTAGATCTAAAGTAGATAAAAGCTTCTTCTTAGGATTATTATACTAGTCAAATGCTCCTAATAACCAAAAGACCAGTAAATATCTATCACCTTTTTCTACTGGCAAGCCACGGTGCATGTGAGTGAAGCTAGGAAACATCAAAGCAGTTCCGCTAGGCAGAGGATCTACAATCCCTCTACCATGAAACTCAGTTCCGCCTCCTGTATATTCCCCAGTGTTGAGAGGCACTACAACACTAAGATCGGCTGAGGAGTCATGATGCCACGCTCCTTGTTGTTTGTCTACTATATTATAGTTAGCTATTTGAATACTTCCTGGGCGAGCAGCATGTCTTTGCCATATAGACATAAACGCAGGGTTCAAGTAGTTAAGTGCCACGCTCCAAAGGTTATCGAATAACGGAGGACAGTTATCGTGTAGGGTTATTTCTGGTATCTGCCTTAGTACGTCTTCCTCAGGGTTGGGGTTGAATCCCAGATATTCTTCCATGTGTTTTATTTCATCTAACATCATAGTGCAAAATTCTGGAGTAAACAAAGGCATAGTATAAACATCAGGGAGCACTTGCGTAACATACTCACCTAAGGTTGTTTTTAGATCTTTTTGTCCTTCGTGTATTTCGTAATCTTCAAAGTCTGCCTCGGCATCTTCTATAAGTGCTAAGGTTGTTTTATCAACACACCACTCACTATTAACACCTAACAGTGTATTCCTTAGCCTGTATGGAGCTAACTCTTTTAATCTTGACATATTTTTCTCCAGAGTTTAGTCAGTCGGCTTGACTTCATCAGTTTGTGAAGTTTGTTGTATAAATCTCTCATGTTGTTCTCTTTCTTCTTTACTGGGTCTCGTAATTGAGAAGCCCATAACTTTACCTGAGTGTAATGCTTTACTGGCTGCAGATCTAATCTCAGGGTAGTTAGACTCTACAGCATTTTCCATTTCAAAAATCATTTTTACTATGTCTCTAGTCATAACCCAGTTCTAAAAGTTAAATTAATTCTTTCTTCAGCTAAAGGTAAATCAGGCACAGCGTGGGTGCTTTTCATTTGACTGTGTCCGTCAAACATTAACACATCTCCATGCTCAACAATATAAAATGTTTCTTCGTTTAGAAAATTTTCTTCAAAAAATATATCGCTGGTATTAGTGTGTTTTTTAATAACATTTTGGTAAGTACGCCAAGCAAACACACGAGGACCACCAAAACTAATTGAAACTACAATGTCGTCTAAAGTGGGTACTGTATCACTGTGATGAGGTATACCTACACCGTTGTCCCCATAATAACCACAAAGACAAAAGGTAAATTTAATTTCTTTATTGTATATATCACTAGCTAACGCTTCAGCTCTTTCTTTTATAAGTTTCATTTTGTAAGTCCACGGTTCTGGTTCCATGTGCTTACCAGCATATTCAAACGGTGCGTCACCAAAGCCACGACTAGGTCTACCATAGACCATACCGTTCTTGGTTTTACGAACTACAGGTTCATCCCAGTGATCAAACTCAGGTTGAAAGTAGCTAAACGCTCCCTTTAGGTAGTGTATATTCTTTGTCGTCATCTTCTATCTCTGCTTCTATTATCTTACCAGTAGGTAGTATGCCCCCAGTATCTTGGTAGAGTTGTTTCATGCGGTCTAATACTTCTTGCTTAGACATAACATCAACTCTATTTACAGTCATCTCACTACGAGTTACATATAATCCTGCTGCTTTACCCCTAGCCACTTCCGCAGCAACTGCAGCAGACCACGCACCATTACGCATAGCTCCTTCTCGTATATCTTTAAGGTCTACTAAATGAGTAGCTAAATCTAGCTCCACTCTTTTAGCAGATTTTTCTTGTAGAGCGTGTATCTTTTGTTGAACTAAAGGGTTCTCGTCACTAGCCAGTACATACCCTGCTTTTACAGCATTCTTTTCACTGTACCCTGCATCTATTGCTGCATCTTTTTGTGACATACCTTTCGCCACGTTCTGTGCAAATTTTTCTTGTTTAGGGGTTAATTTCTTTTTCTTCATTCGTTAAGATATTTAAAAGCTAAAATTAATTTAAGATTATTATGCCTACGTTCTACAAACTTTTCAAAGTCTTCGTTTTTGTCTACTAACATTAGTATGTCAATAGGTACAGCATAATCATATAAATCCCAATCCTCATAGGGTAGGAAACCTTCAGTAATCCAATTTTTCTTAGTCATACCCATATTATAGCCTAATTCATTTTAAGAATCGTTCTATTTTCTATGTCATACACATTTAATTTATTAAAAGATTCTAGAGGACAATCTAGAACTGCTTCTATAATTAATCCTTCTTCGTTAAACGGTCCAATAATTTTAATTCTTATATGGGGTTCTACTGATTCTCCGTTAGCGTGTTCGTGTAACATCAAAGGTAGTACAGGAAAAATAACTGAGTCTGGATTATACCCAAACTTTTTTACAGCTGCAATAAATTTTTTGATATTGAGGCTTCGGTTAAAATTCTTTTCTATGGCTAACTCATTAGCACTGACAAGCTGTTCATAGGACATAATCCTAGCTTGATCAAAAAAGTCATCTTCTATTCTGTTCGCCATACTCTCAGCATTTTAGTGCCTTCTTCCTCGGTTGTTCTAGTTACTAATCTAACTCTGTGCCTACCTGAATAAGCAGACGCAGCAGTTCGTAAACGTGTAACTTCTAGTTCGTTATCCTCAAAGGGAATAGCAAAACTGTCACCAATTTCTAAACGATGAAACGACCACTTTTCTTTATAGTTAGGTAGAGGCACATCTATGTTTTTATCTATCTCTAGCATTCTACCAACCTGTGCTTGTTAAATCAAAAATTCTTTTTAATTCTAACATGTATTTTTTAATGGCTTTTTCAGCAATCCCTGACAGCGTAAAACCATGCTCATCACAAAACTGTTTAAGTTCTTCGTGTACTTCTGGTCTAACATTGACAGGTTTAAATCTTGTTTCTTCCGACATATTCTTCTCCTACTTAATATAACAAAGGTATATATTAGTATAGATCGTATAAAGATAATAGGGGTGATGTATAAATTATATGAGCGTTTTTAAGCGTTTGATCTAATATAGGGTAGGTAGGGTAGGCTTATAAAAAGAACGTCTCTAAAACGGTCACAGTAAATTTAAGCTACTTGATCGCTATAAAAAGGTACTTTAAAAACCTTAATACATCTGTACTTACTGGCGTTATTTTTGATAGCTTTGATAACGCATTGAGCTATTTGATCACGGTGTTCTTCTATCCAGTAATCAAACTCCCCTGCATTGTATATCTCAGAGTTCATATCGACTTTGACTAATAATCTAGCAGGGGTTTGTTTAACTTGATTTGGGTTACTGTACACCATTTCCCAAAGCAAAATATAATTGGGTTTAGCTTTTCTTGACATACCCTAATTTTATATCATATTTAATGTCATTGATATTAAGTACACCTTTGTCTAAAACATCTTGTATGGTTTTAATATTTTCATATTGTTTCATACGCTCTTTGTTTTTACTAGACATAGGAACTTTATCAGTGCGTGTTAGTTTTTGACTGGTGTCATAAGGATCTCTAGCACTAATCTCATTACAATAATTGTTGGGCTTGGGTATATCTGTTTGAGTTTTATAACTGCGTTTCATATCAATGTCCTCTGGTTTGATAGCTCGTTTATAAAAAAGATTCCAAAGTTTTGTTTGACAATCTTTAAGGTTTTTAAAAGTTTTAATTTTGCGTTTAGCAAATGTGTTGTATGCTTCGATTGCTTTACTCTCTGGTGAAATACAATTTTTAGCTGACATAAATGCAGGGTCACCAATACGTGGATGACCCTGAACAATTTTATGTAGCTCTGTCATATCGACTTTCACCACCCTTGAATAATCAGGGGTGGTGAAACATAGAAACTCTATAGAGTTATGCTGCTTCTGCATACTCTATAGCTTTAGACATAGCTCTAGTTTTTAAACTAGCACGAGCCCCGAACCATGCGTTATGCATTGCTGCGTCACGGTCATGACCCCACTTATGGTCAACTACAAATGTTACTGCATTCATAGCTCCCCACCAAGTACCTTGGCTTGACTTAAGATTAGCTCCAGGTTGTAGCTCAAGAGCCTCGTACATTTTGCTAGGTGTACGCTGGAACTCATCTAGCATAGTAGCACGAGCCACGTATGCTTTTTCATCCTTGGTATTCTCTAGTATCTTTTGCTCTAGAGCTAACTTAGGTTGCATAAGATCTGCTAGGTAGCTAACAACGGTGTCCTTGTTGTATTTTTTACTACACAAGAACTCTGCTGCTTCTTTGTACTCTTTCATACGGTTGCTCGCTAGACCTAGTGCCTGCTCTGCAGAAACAATAAGGTCTTGGTCAAACACTTTAGTATGTGGCATTTTAAAATGTGGCTGAGTTTTATCAGCTAATGCCATAGACAAAGTATTATTACAAACCACACGGACTGGTGTAAACCTAATCTCATTAGACTTACCCCACTCATGAGACACAGATACTAATAGGTTGCCTAATATCCTGTCGTCACCAGGCAAGGTAAAGCTTTCATCAACTTTAGCCATGCCCCATATCTGACGACCGTCTTTTAGAGAGCCTGCAGTTTCCATGGTCATATTACCTGCGTCAGT